ATTCGTTTCCTTTACGGTTCTTTGTTTGATACTTCTTAAGTTTTAGACTTAACTGGAGGTAACGAGCATGATGATCGCGTGCTTTATCCCAATTCCGATCTACCTGAAATTTCAATAGTTTTAGATAGACCTTGAGAAGCTTTGCTTTAATTTTATCCATGACAAGCTAGACACTCCTCCGAGTCCTGAAGAGCCACACGTTCCATATCAACCCCAACTTTGTCTGCTTCATACCCTGCGGAAGTGCGTAGGTAGTACAGACCTTTGAGTCCTCCTTTGTACGCCCTAAGGTGTACAGAGTTGACATAGCTTGCGTGCGAGCCTGACGGGAAAAAGAGGTTGACGGATTGACCTTGACAGACAAATGGTTGCCTCTCTGATGCACGGTCAACAACGTAACCTTGGTCAATCTCAAACGCTGTCTTATAGACCTCTTTGGTATCGGTATTGAGGAACTCCAAATGCTGCACTGAGCCTTCAGTGTTAATAATGCTCTTCCAGACTTCGGGGGTGTTCTGTCCAAGTTCTTCAAGACATTCCTCCAAGTATCTATTTTTTACTAGGTGTGATCCTGCTCGCGTTTTGTGCGTGAAGGCGTTCGCTTTTAGTGGTTCGATAGACGGGGAACATCCACAAATGATTGAACTGTTTGCATTAGGAGCGATAGCGATGAGGTGTGCATTACGCATACCAGAACCTACAATATCTAAAGGTTCGCCCTTCTTCTGTGCAAGCTTCCTACTTTCCTCAACTGCCTGCTTCTTGATGTTTTCAAAGATAGATTGATTACGCCACTTAGCAGGTAAGGAATCCCAAGGGATGTTGTTTTTTTGGAGGTAACCATGAAAGCCCATAGCACCGAGACCAATTGAACGCTCACGGATTGCTGAGAACTTTGCTTTGCTTAATTCTTCTGGTGCATGTTCGATAAAGAACGACAAGACGTTGTCCAGTAATCTGACCAAGTCTCTAACCATGTGCGTTCCGATCCAGTTGTCGTACTCTTCAAGGTTGACTGAGGAGAGGCAACAGACTGCTGTTCGTTCTTCATTAGTAACGAGGTGTATCTCGTTGCATAAGTTAGAGCCATTAACACGGAGTCCAAGTTTCTGTTGAAATGGATTAAGTTCTCTGTTGGCTGTGTCAATGAAGTTGACGTAAGGACTGCCAGTTCTGAAACGAGCTTCAAGTATTCTTTCCCACAAGCTTCTAGCTTTGATTGTGTCTCTGACAGCTCCGTCATAGGGGTCTTTGAGTTGCCACTCATAATCTTTCTCCACTGCAGTCATAAACTCATCAGTAAGGTTGACTGCGTTATATAAGTTAAAACATTTACGGTTAGAGTCGCCCCCTGTTGGTGTCCTTATTTTGATGAACTCAACAATATCTGGGTGACTCACATCCATGTAAGCTGCATAGGAACCCTTACGAGTCTTCCCTTGCTTATAAGCAGTCATCTGACTATCAACAACTTTCATGAACGGTATAGGACTTGGTGCTTTATCGGACACCGCCCTTACATCTGACCAATGTCCACCGACTCCACCACCTTTAACTGATAACCAAGACACCTCTGAGTTGTGTTCAATCAGGGAATCAAGGTTGTCTCCTATATAAGTTAAGAAACAGGAGATAGGGAGGCCTTTAGGGTCTTGGCCTGGGAGTGGGGCATTTGATAGAACGGGGCTTGCAAACATAAACCACCGCTTTGAAGCGTAATCGTAGATGCGCTGTGCAAATGCAAAGTCTCCTTCACAGTACGCAACAGACGCACGAGCTAACGCTTCTTGAGGATCTTCTCCATCTAAACAATAGAACGATAGCAAAGCTAACGCTTGTTCTGAGAAGTTATCATTTCTAGTTTTATCTATTTTAATTCCGAGATGTTCTGTTATCACAGATCATATTCCCCATTGATTTGGTTGATACGCATTTGTGCGTAGCGGATTACTTTTTTGAGATCGACTACTTCACTCTCAAATTCGTCCATTCCTTCGTATAGTTTTGATCCTGCACGGGAGGCATACTTGATGATGTTTCCACGCCAGAACTCCATGCCGTTTCGGATGATGAAGTTCTTCGGCTCAATGGCGTACTGAGCGTAGTGGGAGGGTTGTTCGACAAGGGTATCAACAGACTGATCGTCCCTGATGTCAGGACGGGTACGTTCATCCAAGTTAAAATTGTCATCACTCATAGCCTCATGTACCTCGATTAAAGTTATCCATTGGGTGGTGTCCATAGAGTTACCTCACCTGTTTCTTTGTCGTACTCCCCCGTGCGTAAGATGCGTGCAAGGCGTGCTTGGGTGAGGGCTACTTCTTCAGACAGACCTGCCTTCATGTACGCGACAACGACTGCGTTCCAAGAGGGATCAACAGCTAGGATCTTTTCAGCAGTCTTAGCTCCGACTTTTGGACAGCCAGAGTAGTTGTCAGTGAGATCACCGATGAGCGTTTGGAAGTAGAACCAATAATCACTTTCTTCTACTGATCGAGTAATAACCTCACCATCAACTAAGTGCTTGCCTGGGATCGTCTTAAGATCTTTATCGGTAGACCAGATGACGGTGTTGTCATCTTCAGTAGCCATAATTCCTAGAACATCATCAGCCTCTAGGTTTGCCCAAATGACACCGTTGTACTTTTCGTACATGTAGTTCTTGGCATGCTGAAGTAACATCGGTCTACGAATGTTCTGTCGGTTTGCCTTGTACGTTGGGTCAACTTGTTTACGAAAATTGTTTGCATCAGATAATGTAGCAACTACCTCAGTGCAGGCAGAGGACGTAACAAGTTTGGATACTGCCTCATCAATATCACTCTCTACGTCTTGTTCAAAAGCATGTAGAGTCCAGAGGCCATCACCCCAATTGACAGGTGTCTCCGCTTTGGTTGCAGCGATGTAGGCGATGATGTCGCCATCAATAAGAAGTCTCATACCATCCCGTCCCCATCGTCTTCCTCAGCCATAGCTTTCATGTAGTCCTCAAATTCTTTCTGGGTGACTACTTTTATCCCATGCTTCACTTGGATGTACTCTAAGTAAGCTTCCATCAGGAACTTAGCAGTCAGGGAAAGACTTACCACCGCAAATGCTAAGGCGATAATCCATTGGATTAGTTCACTCATTGGCGATGCTCCACGAAACGCAACTTCCTTGTTTTAGAGTTGAAGTGTAGGTACTGAACGCCTAGATCTTTTTGCAAGGTAGTGCGTGCAGACAAGCGTCCATCTTTGTAGGACTTGACATCTAGTAACCTAAGTTGCCCTTCAGGGCTCATAGCAATTAAATCAATTGCACCTGTGCATCCACAGTTCTTAAAGACTTGATAACCCTGATCCCATAACCATGTGATGGCGTAGTGTTCTGC